AGCGTACCGTTCTGGTCTTCTCGTATGACAAGATCACGCAATCAAAGGAAACGCGCAATGAAATCGCAAAGCTGGAACCGGATGTTATTGTCATTGATGAAGCGCATTATCTCAAGAACCGTACTGCTAAGCGCACAAAGTATTTATATGGTCAGTTCTGTCGCGGGGATGGCCTCGTTCGTTTTGCTGATCGTGTGTGGCTTCTTAGTGGCACTCCCATTCCTAACAATGTCAGCGATTTCTGGACGCATCTTAAAGCGATTTGGCAGTACCCTCTAAACTTCACTGACTTCACGACGTATTTCTGCAAGACTTGGAACGGCCAGTTTGGGTTACAAGTTCTCGGTAATAAGGCCGAGCGGATGGGCGAGTTTAAAACCATCCTCAAGTCAATCATGCTGCGCCGTAAATCGGAAGTCGTGCTGAAAGATTTGCCGCCAATCTGGTGGCAGGATACACCCATTGAGGTTGATAACTGGAACGACGCCAAGCACATCGACGATCCGAAGGAAGCGCAAGCCGTCGAGATGATCTTGACGCACTCGCTAACCAACCAAGACTTGTCCGCTGAGATTGAGGGCATCGCGCCTCACATCGCTTCACTACGCCGCTTGACTGGGGTAGCCAAGGCAGCGCCCATCGCTACCCAAATAGCGGGCGAGTTGGCCGATGATGCCTACGACAAGATTGTGATCTTCGCCTACCATACCGATGCGATCCAGACGATTTATGATAAGCTAAAAGACTATCACCCAGTGGTAGTCGCAGGGGGCATGAGCCAAGCCGAGCGTCAAGCGTCAATTGACGCTTTACAGACAGACCCGAAGGTGCGGGTATTCATCGGCCAGATCACCGCATGTTCTACGGCGATTACGCTGACAGCGGCAAATCAAGTGGCGTTTGTGGAGATGGATTGGGTTCCGGCAACGAATGCACAAGCGGCCAAGCGTTGCCACCGTATCGGCCAGACTAAGCCCGTCATTGTGCGGACGTTCGGCCTTGTCAATTCTGTCGATGAGATTGTGTCGAAGACGCTGGCAAAGAAAGCCCGCATGATCTCGGAAGCCTTAGACTAAGAGAAAGGGCCGGGGCGACTTCCAAATCCCCGGCCCTCCCTTTCACTTAGAGCAAATCATCAAGGTCCGAAATGTCAGCGGACGGACGTTCCGTGGCAGTAAACTCGTCCACTGCTGACAAGCGGCCATCCATACGTGGACCGTCGCCCACCTTCTGAAGATTGCCAAGCGAGAAGGCAACGCCGTTGTTGCCGTTTACGCTGTAGGCATACGCCCGCAGCGAGGCACGTACCTTAGCACCGGGATAAATTTCCTTTGGATCGGTGATAGGCGCGGGCTTACCATCGGCTCCGGCGTACTTGCTAACAACGCCGGGCTGAGCCTTGTTCTTAACGTTCATGAAGATCGACCCCTCGGGGTAGCCCTTCTCTTCGCCATCGGTGCGGAACGGCATACGAATTTTGCCGCCCTCCATCATGGCCTTTGTCTTGTCTCCCCACTTTTCCTTGGCAACCGCAGCCGCCACGGCCTTCAGTTCCGAAAGGTCTGAGCCAGCTTCGAACACCAGAGAGCAGGAGTAAACCGGCTCAGCAGCACCCGGAGGGGTCTGCGGTTCGAAGATGTGCGGGTAAGAAATGATTGCTTCAGGTGTAATAACTTTTGACATCGGAGTATCCTCATTCAACGGTAAAATCGTCTGCCGCAAGAGACGCGACAGCCGGGCGATTGTCTGTATCAGCGACCATAGATGTGCCGGTTGATACAGCCATGACGAGCGCCGTCGGCAAGTTCTTCTTGCCTACGATACGCTCGATCTGCGATGGCGACTTCAACTTCTTTTCGTAGATGTCGTCGTCATCCAGACCTTCTTCTGTGGCCCAAGCCACGAACTCATCCTCTACACGCCAGCGCCGTGTGGGGCGCTTCTCTACCAACTTGTAGCCCGGAAGCGCCCCACCGCTTTCGAGTATGTTGTTGGCATGGCGACGTAGGGATTTGATCCACTCCTCGATCAGCGGGACTTGCTCCAAGTACCCTGCGATCTCGGCTGGTGTGAGATCATTGATGTTCTTTACTGCGCCGAACTCGTCCTGTGCGATTGCCAGTGCGTTGTTGCGCAGGGCTGAACAAGTGCCAGCGGCTTTGCAGAACTTGCAGTGATCGCCTGCGATGCGCGGTGCATCCGGCTTCATGCTTTCATGTGCCGCATCAATCAGTTCTGTGCCGAAGTCCATGATCTCGTCACGGGTGTAGCTGTGCTGCCGGACTGGTCCGCCGGGGTGCATGGCGCGGGGTTGTACCACAACTGTGGTAACCTTATTGACCGGAGCCTTCTCGCCGATCTCAAGGATAGCGCCGAGCGCGTAGTATTTAAGCTGAGCGTTGTTCTCGACTTCAACGGCTACGCCTTGGCCGTGCTTATAGTCAAGCACGTAGAGCGTCCCGCTTTCCTTGCCGTAGATAATGCAGTCAGCCGTACCAAACATAGGCATCGGCGGGTCCAGCTTATCGAGGCTAAACCTTTTTTCGTATCTACAAATAGTCGGCTCGGACATGGCGACTGCGCGGATGTGGTCGATGTAGACGTTAACCGCAGCCGCCATATTGTCGTCAACGATATTTGAGTTGAACTCTTTGCCGATAAAAGCGCGTGCGTCTTCATGGCCGTTGACCAAACAGAACTCGCCAAGTTCGTGCGCAGCCGTACCCAACTCCGCATAGGGCGAACTCTCATCTGGGAACGGGGCCTCGGCCTGCATTGAGCCGGGGCAACCCATGCGGCGCTTCGCGTTTGATGCGCCGAACTTAGCGTGTGCTGTCATTTCATTTGCTCCAAGAAAAGCCGAACATCATACGGCAACTCAAGCTGTTCTTCTTCGCCGCTGCTTGGCAAGAACTTAGCTAAGTAACTAGCCGGTATCTTGTTTCCGCCGTACCATGCGGGCTTAGTGTTCGTTTCGTTCGATAACATCTGCCTCTTCCTCCAAGATTTCTGCTACCAATTCCCACTTCGGGTAGTCTTCCGCCATTCGACGAAACTCTTTCGCCCCATAGCGCAGCCGTTCAACCACACGATGCCGTTCACCAATGGCGCAATCGCACCATGCTTTCAGATCGCCTGCTCTTACGACTGCGCAATTGGGGTGGTGTTTCATCGAACGATCTCAGCCTCTCTGCACCAGTGGATAATAACGTCACCCTTCTTCTTGGGCGTGTGAATGATCTGCATCGGCTTGATGCCCTTGAGACGCAGATAATCTTTGTAGCTACGAACCTTCTTCATGATTGCACTCCCTTTATATCCAGCGTGTATTTATATATTTTCCAAACACTATCATCTTCACCATAACAATACGTGTGATGGACATTCCACGCACCAAGTTCACGCGTTAACCATCCATCGCCCACGGCTACAGTACGTTTGCAATGCTGACAAATAGCCGCGTATTTATTTCTGGTGGGGCGCTTCATTTGCGATACCTAACCCCCTCTTTACCTTCCGCGTTGATTGGGCATCCTTCCGCCCACTCAGGAACGCGGGTCATAATCTCAATCATCTCGTCAAGCGTGCCGTGTCCATCCGGTACTTCACAAATGATTTCGTCATGTACGGATAGGATCACGGGGTATGCCGCCATCTCAAGCGCCATCATGGCCGTTGCCATTAGGTCGCGGGCGGTTGCTTGAACCACGTTCTCAGTGAGCAGACCACCCCATATAATCTGCGATGTCCACTGGCGCGTGACACTATTCAGCGTATCGACTTGCGCGGTGTCGCGCATTGCCCCCCATGGCGTCTCACGCTGAACGATGCGCGGGTTGTGGTATGTCAGCAACCGCCCGCTTGGCAGCGGTAGGCGAACGGTCCCAACACCGCCGTCTTCCCGCACCATTTCTACAAACTCTTCCTCAATGTCGCGCCAGAACTGCGCGATGTGATTGTTCTTCTCCCGGTAAACGGCGACGATGCGCTTGGCTTCGTCCTCATCCACCACGATACCCATTGTCTTGCACTGCTCGGCGAAGCGTTTGCCGCCCATGCCGTAGCCACAGCCAAGAATTGCCATCTTACCAACTTGCCGTTCGCTGTCGCTGATTGCGTCAACCGATTTGTTGTAGATGGCGGATGCCATATCTTTGTACACGTCTCCCCCTTTTCTGAACGTCTCTACGAGATCGTCCTGTCGAGCAACCCAAGCCAAGACGCGGGCTTCGATTGCCGAGTAGTCGGCGAACATAAGGCGATGACCTTCTTCCGCCACAAGCATCGAACGCAACAAGTCCGATGCGATTACTGTACCAGCGCCGTGAGAACTTACATCCTCTTCTGCGGCCAACTTGGCAATGATCTCGTCCAACTCGGCTTGTTTCTTCTGAGGCCGAGGGAAGTTCTGCGGTTGCACCAGCTTACCAGACCAACGCCCGGTGGCTGCACCGTGGTAAACAAGAAGGCCGCGCATCCGCCCGTCTTCGTTCGCAGCGTTAAGCATGGCGTCATACTTAGCTGTGCTGGACTTCGCACCATCTTGGCGCAGACGCAGGACTTCTTTGATGACCGGGTGCAGACGATCAATCTGCAACATCCGCGCAACAGTTTGTTTGTCAACTGACTTGGCGCGGACGCCATGCGCGTTCAACCACGCGGTCAAGTCCATAGCATTTGTTGCTGCCTTGACTTGGCCTTTGGTAAGCCGGTGTATCTCCGCGTCAATCTCGACGCTGGCTTTCTCTGCCAACGCCTTAACCTTGTTAACAAGTTCTGTGTCCAGCTTCACGCCGCGATCATTGATGCGCTGGTCAAGTTGATACAGGCGGCGTTCGCTATCGGGGAACTCAAGCAGCGCTTCAGCTACCGACAATTCGGTGCGCACGTCCTGCTTACAATAGTCAATGAGTTGCTGAACCTTGTCCTTGGTATTCCACCAAGTGTAGGTTCCGTCGGCGTTCACCTTACGTGGCCGTGCCATACGGAGCATAAGTGCTGCGCCGACTTTATCCTTCTGCTCTTCGACACCGAGGACTGCGGCGGCTTGACCAAGCGCACGGGGCAAACCCATCGCGCTGGCTTGCGCCATAGTGCAGCGCCATTGTTTGATCGGAGTGCGCGGCCACTGATAGCGAGACACCATAATGGTGTTCCAGATCGTTCTTTCGAAGTTACTATTCCAAGCAGAAAGCAGGCCGCCCTCTACAATCCAGTTCTCAAGTTGTTCGTCGATGGGATCGCCGGGCGTCCAGACTTGAACGTCGTCGGACCACGGAGCCTTATAGGCCATGCACCAGATGTCGGTGCTGGGGTCCGCTGCGTATTTGTAAACGCCAGTCTTTCGCAGATCGGCTGCGCTTCGCGTCTCAAAGTCGATGGAAACTACCATGTCTCTCCCTCGGTATCGTCGGTGTCACGTCAAGTTTCCATATAGCTGGCACATCTTACATATGCTCGTCAACTAAAAAAAGTTCTTGCAATCAAATATCGAGTTGTGCCAGCAAGAGGGCGTTAACGAAAACCAATAGAGGGAACATGGGCGAGAAAAAGATTTATAGGCGGTTCGACTGGACATCCGAAAAGGAAATCCGTCTGGCTGAATTGTTTCACCAAATGCTACCGCCGTCTAAGATTGCGGAAGAGTTGGGGGTGACAGCCGCCTCAGTAGATAGTCGCGTTCGTAAGCTGGGTCTGACAAGACCTAAAAAACATCCAGCGTATATTGTTCCTGATGACTTCGAGGAGAGAGCGAAGACGATGAACATAACACAACTGGCCCGCTATTACGAACGCGGGAGAGATACCATCGCTAAGTGGTTCAAAATAACGAACATCGAATGCGACGAAAACTTAGCGAAGCGCGGCAAGGCCATTCCAAAATCTTTTGAGAAGATTGCGACAAGCCTAACGCGCTCTGACTTGGCGAAGTTCTATAACTCAGACTTGCGCACCATCCGGGGCTGGCTGGAAGAGACAGGCATCACGCCGTTGACGCCAGAAGAGAAGCGGATGCGTGAGCCGGTCACGGCTAAGGACATCCTTGATCCAACGCCGCAGGAACCGCGTCGTGAATTTAAGAGCAAGGACAAACTGATCGCGGCTGATGCTGCGCAATATCTGCGCCGCATCCACGCAAACATCCACCGGGCTGACATTCAAATGTTCGAGAACTCGTCGCAGACATGGGGCGATGTGAACCAGATCAGACACCGGGGCATCAACCAGTATTATGTGTCGGGCAAAGGTGTTATGTGGCTCGACGATTTAATCGCCTACGCAGAGAGCAAGGGCTACAAGCAGAAGGAACTTATCTAATGGCACGTCCTAAGAAAGAAGTAACGGCAGAAGAAGTCGGCACGTTCGCGCCGGTCCCGCACGTTAGCGAAAAGCAGAAGATCATCGACTGGCTGCGCAACCCGGAGATTTGCCGGTTCGAGCGCAACACCCGTTGGCTGGCCGACAAGATTGCTGAAGGGGAGCACCTTAAGTGACAGACTATCTCGTAATCAGCATGGACGATTGCCCGTGGTGCGACAAAGCTAAGGCGGCGTTGACTGAAGCGGGCAAGTCCTACGGCGAAGTGAACCTTACGATGCACCCCGAAGCCTTTCGGGTTATGCAAGCTATCGGTGCGAAGACTGTGCCGCAGGTGCTGAAAGTGGTCGGTGGGTTTGAGGCTACAGTGGGAGACTTAGGATGACTAACGACGACAAGGCGCTGGTGGAGCAGTTGGAGGCGCTGGCAGTGAACTCCGAAGGCCAAGATGATTGGCTGGTAATGAGTGACGCAGCCGCCCGCATCCAAGCCCAAGCGGCGGAGATTGAGCGGCTGCGTGAGGCGCTGAAGGAAGTGTTTGAGGCATGGGCTGGAAGCGAGGGTTTTATCCCTGAGACAGCACCGGAAGGCTATCTGCTCTATCTGACCAAGCGCATGGCCCACATCGCCCGCGCAGCCTTGGGAGAAACGAAATGACGGACGAAGATAAGGCGCTGGTGAGCAGCCTCCGCGAAAAACTGGCCGAAGCCTACATCAAGTTATCAGGCAAGACGGAACACGCTTCGGACTGCGCCACGTCTAACGCACCAGCCAAAGACCCCGCCCCGTGCGATTGTGGGCCGCCAGATGATTTGCGCCGTGCGATTGAGCATGAATTGATAATGGTTTCCCTCGCTAACGAGGACGCAAGCAGCGAGTGGATCGACGGCTTTGAACACGCATGGAAGCGGGTAAATGCAGTGTTGGGAGAACAGCAATGACCGAGATCACACAGGCTGACCGGGATGCGGCGGCGCAATACGATGTTGTCGAAGCCTTCGCCCGTCACCGCGAACAAGCAGCCGCAGAAGAGCGCGCCAAGATCGTGGCGTGGCTGCGGGCGCAAGGAGAATTTGGGTCTGAACGCGCTCAAGCGTGGGGAGAAACCTTCGCAACGCATATCGAAGCAGAGGAGCATTTGAAATGAGGACATGGGATGATCTGGCTGCAAGCACCAATCCTACGCAAGCTGACCGAAACCTGTTGATTGCAATCATCGCGCCAGACCTTGATACGCTGGAGAAGATCAACCTTGGCAACGCTTTCACGTATGAAATCATGTTAATCGCAGCACACCGCCAGAGCGCCGCCGATTACTGGTATCGCCAAGGAAAGGATGATGGTGTGCAGATGGAGCGCCAAAACATTGTAGGTTGGCTGCGTTTCGGTCTGGATGATTGGCCTGACTACGTTTCACCGGCTGACATTGCAGTCGCCATCGAAGCAGGGGAGCATTTGAAATGAACCATAAAGATGCAAACGCGCTGGCCGAATGGATCAGCAACAACACAAAAGGCTTCGCCCGGCGTGATGGTGAGAAGATTTATATCGAAGGGACGATTGATGCGTTCGAACTTTTGCGATACGCTCAGTCCCTCCTCACCAACTCCCACACCGGAGACATCTATGCGCAAAATCGCGTGGCTTACACTGGCCGGACTGAGCCTGACCGCAGTAACGCTGTGGTTGAAGGCGCAGATTGGTGACATTGATCTAACTGAGGATTACGAGAAATATAATGACTACTACTGAAGAACGCTCCGCTTACGGGGAGAGGCTATACATCGTGGACTATATCGAATACCGCGCCAACCGGACGCAATCACATGACGCCAAGGTGGCGTTGCTTGTGCTGGCCTCCGATCTAAGAGCGGAGTTCCACCTGCCGGGAGGCACTACCGATGAAGGTAAAGACAAGTAAAACTAAAGAAGAACTCGACTTCGTTCCAGTATTCATGATTGGATTTACAGAAGAGTTCGATACCGGCGTAGTAATGTTGCTGCCCGCGCATGAAATGATGGTAGAAGAAGAGCCGGACTTTGCGCTATTCGCCATCGACAGCGCGATAGATATGCTGATGCAGCGCCGGGATAAATTGCAAAAAAGGGAGATACACTAATGAAGTTCAAGACGCTGTATGAGGCGGGCTTCAAAGACCTCGTGTCGGTGATCCCGCCCAACGCTGAACTCTCAGCCATGTCCAAAATTCAGGCCGACCAAGCAGGCAAAGCGCCGGGTCGGCAGAACGCACAGGG